CCGCCTTGGCCCTCATTTCGGCGGTTATGAGAGTGCGAGCGTTGTTTGGGTATGGAGTCTTGTACTCAAGGTCTTTCAACTCAAGATATCCAACCTCCTTGCTGATCTTGAGCCCGCTGTTAATCGTCGATCCTGCATCGCGACCTAAAAGACCATCAAGACGCTGAGCCTCAAGATAACTGAACAATGGCGATAGCTGCCTATCGTTGCTCATCGAGCCTGTATGCAACGCCCAAAGACCTTCGCCGCAATTCGTGTTACCAAACCCACCGCAAGAACCCATGTTGCCTTGGTTGTCATGGCGTATTAACTTGCGGAAATCAACTTCTTCAGGTGCTTCGTAATCGCTGACGGTAAAGCCGATTTCTACCGACTGCGATACTATCGCGTCTCGATTCTCGATGGTTGGATCGTAGCCTGTAAATTCAAAGTCACTCATCCCAAAACACCCTTTTGGTAAGAGTCTTGATGGCATCAATGGTGATTGTAGCAGCACTATCGACAATCAGCCCAAGCACCAACGCGCCGAAGCAAACTCCAGAAGCAATCGCAAAAGCCGACAAGATGTTTACCATGCTTGAGCTATCTCCCGATTGACCTTGGCTATCTCTGATTCCTTGCCCGCAAAGCTTGCAGGCAGATCGAGCTTGTCGATGGCCTCATAGACTCGATCAAGTGCTTCCCGCTGTTTGGCCCCCGCATTCTCAGCAATGAATTTCGTCCAAGCTTCTTGATCTTTAATCTCGCCGGACTCGATTTTGCTGGCTGCTTCCAAGAAAGCCTGCTTGTAGGCTGACCGGATGGATGGCAACGTCTGAGATACGACCGCCTTGAGCTCCTTCGGTTGTGGCTTGTCCCCTGGTTGCTGATTTCGCAACATCGCAAAGACCGCGACTGCTGCGACCATCCAAGGCAACCAATTCTCTTTTTTCTTTTCGCCAGTCATCATCCGTCCTTGTGTATTGCCCTTCTCGCTCCGACTAACCTGCTTGTAAGGAATTGAAGGTTAGTAGGTAGTCGTTGCGATCTGGGCTTAGTCTTGGTCGTCGTCGCTGACCGTGGAATCGAAGGGCTCGCCAACGGAGACATCTTCCGAAGGATTCTCGACCTTCTGCGATTTCCACCATATCCAAAGCTTAAGAGCGATCTGGATGAGCAAAAACAGCGTTGCCGGATCGATTCCGACCAACTCAGGATGCGATCCAAAGAGCAACTTTCCGGCTTCCTCATCGCCGTCGATGGTCTTTGCGACCAAATCAGCCACGGTTGGATCGGATCGGCGAGCGATCCAAATTTCCCGAGCTGCCCGACGAGCTTTTAGCCTGTCAGCAAATTTTACGCGATTCACTTGGTCACCTCCGGCTTTGGATCCACTGGACGAACCGACTCGCCGACAACCCAAGCTCCAATCGTGTAAACAAGCAACTGGATTTGATCCTCAGATAAAGGCACTTTATCTTTGAGCACGACAACAGCAATGGCCGCAGCCGATACCCAAAACCGTTTGGACTTAAAAAGACTTTCCATAATTCTGACTCCTTTCCCGCATTTTAGGCTTGACCCGCTGAAATTGCAAGCAACGGCCTTAAATTCGTTTTGGGCGCTTCTTTTTCTTCTTGGCTACTTTCGTCCTTGGTTGCCTCTTTCGCTCCATATTGAGCCCGAGGAAAGCGTTTAGAGCGTCAAAAATCAATCGGCTCTTGGTGGTCTTTCGCTCGATTGCTGCACGATCGATAACCTCCCAAAAGTCCGGCGGTTGCGAAATGTTTTTGCGTTGCGTCATTGGGTTACCTCGATCCATGTTCCAACCTTATCCTCTGGCCCGACGTACCACTTTTCGACAGTCAGCCGGTAGACCTGTCCATCGTCGATGTAAGCAACGCCGTTGAGGGAATCGAGGATGCCCTTGGCCGTATTGTCGATATCGGGACGGCTCATCTTAGGTTCTCGACTCGCTCGACGAATCTTGCTATGGCCTTTCGGCCTTGAGTACCAGCAAACAATCTCGATTGACAATGGCCCTGTCAAGCATCGATTGATCGAAGATTTCCAAGCCAACCGGACAGCCTGCTTGAAGGCATGGATGGGATGATGTTGCTCTGTGTAGGCCCTCGGAAAGCCGTTCTTCGTCGAGACCTTTGGCCGTGGTTGCGCCACCGGCTCGCCTGGGATGAAAATTTTCACTTTGCTTCCTCGACCTTCTCAAGAGTAATCGATCCATCTTTTGCGACCGAAACCACCTTGCACAAATGGCCTTCGATCCGAACAACTTGACCTGCTTTGAAGATATTGTGCGGTTCCCACTTAAACTCAACCGCAATTTCGGCATGCTTGATCTTGTTGATGTCGAATTCAACCACGTTCAAACCAGGCATCTGGATTGAATGATCGTGGATATTATCAAGGTCAAACGTCATACCGCTAAAACTGATCGTTGGCTTGCTCACTTTGCTTCCTCCTCTTGGATCAACCGATCGAGATACCACCTGGCCTTCTTGAGATCCTCGATGCCACATTGCTTGTAGTGCGATGGGTTGACTGGATCGGCTGTCAAGGATTGCTCAACCGCTTCGGTCTCGACGGGTTTGCAGTCTATGTCACGAACCCACCATGATTTATCCGCATTTCCGCAAACAAGCACAGAATTATCCTCAACTTCCAGTACTAGGCACAATACCCAAACCTTATCACCTCGTTTCATTTCTTCCTCCTTAACGCTGGATGATCTTTGTTGACGACGGCTCGGAGTGCGTCGAATAACTCTTTGGTTCTTGCTTGAGATTCGGTCAGCTTTCGGCTCGTTCGCTCAAGCTGCTTGCGAAGGTCTTTGTTTTCGGATTTAAGATCCTCGATGTTAGCAAAGTATTCGGAAAGCTTCATTAGAACACCTTAGATCGTTCGTTTGGTTCTTCAATGCCATGCTTGGCTCTTTGTTTCGCAACAACATGTTTAAGTGCTTGGAGTTGATATTGCTCAAAATAGAAATTCTCCATCATCATCATTTCGATCGCTTGCTTGAACGCTGCATTGCAGGCTGCTTCATAGCTCAAGTCGATGTGATCCAATCCAGCCAAAGCAGCTTCAGCATACCGCCGGAATTGCTCACGATCGTCTATATTCCTGCTTTTTTCGCTACCAGTCATTGAACTGCCCATTTCTTTCTTCACTAGAATAAACTGCACCGCGACGCATCTTGAGATCGCAACTAGCAATCTCGCCGTCTCGGAACTTCGCTATCAAAACTTTCAAATCTTCCGACGCTCGATCATCTCGATGGAGCAAAAGAACAACGTCTGAATCATCCTCGATGGAACCGGATTCCTTTAGGTCGCTAAGCTTTGGCGGTTCACCTTCTGCCGCTCGACCGACTTGAGCCAAAACAACTATCGGGATGTTTAGCTGCTTGCTGATCCTTGCAAGTTCGTTTGAAACGTGGCCCACTTGCAACCGCCTATCATAGATGCCCTTCGGAGCCTTTATCAACTGGATGTAGTCAATAACAACAAGCTTGCATCCTCGTCGAGCGATATCGGATCTAATCCTAGCTTCAATCGCTGCGATGCTTGCCCCTGGCCGATGCCAAAATTCCATCGGGCAAGCTTGAAAGTCGCTTGCGATCTTAAGCATTTCGGACAGTTGGCTGTCGGTATAGGTCAGCCTGTTGAGGTCTTTCGCATCAAGCGTTGTTCCTCGCAACATGAACCGCAACGCAAATTGACGGAAGCTCATTTCGAGACTTATGAACAACGTAGGCTCGGCTCGATCCCTTGCCGGTCTCAAGGCGATCTCTGCACCTACTGCAGATTTACCGATTGACGGCCTTGCTCCGATGGTGATGTATCCCGATGGCAAGCCACCGAAAAGCGATTCGTCGAGCGTTTTGAGTCCCGTAGGCATAACCGCAACGTGTCCCTGCTGTCGCTTGATCTCGCAATCCTCAAGGAAGTCGGATAACACAACGCCGATCGATTTCTGATCCTTGCTTCCAACGTCAATGAGCGTTGACGCTGACGATAGCTGGCCTGCAAGCTCCATAGGCTCAAAGCTTGGAGACTGTGCCTGATTATGCAAGTCGGCAATCGCCATGCGTAAACGCCGCCTCTGCGAAGCTTTGGCGACCTGTTCGGCATAGTAGGCCGTGTGATGAGGTAAACCGTTCTTGAGTAACTCAGCGAGCCTTGATATTCCGCCGATCTTGTCGATGACCTTGACCCGATCAAGCTCGATTGAAATCGTCTGAACATTCAACGGTACTGACTTGGCTAGCAAGCTCTGGATCGCCAAAAACACATCAGCAAACCCTGTGCTTATGAAGTCTTTAGCCGTCACGAACTCTTGAGCCGTGTAAATCGCTTCAGGCGAAACGATTAACGCACCCATCAAGCTTTCTTCGTCCTTTAGGTCTTGGTCTGTCATGGCTTAGTATTTCTTAGCTGTGTCCCAAAGTGATGGTTTCTTTGCTTCGAGCACCTTCGACGGATCGACATAATCCGGACTGATGCCTTGGTACTCGTTTGAGATCGCAACATCGATGCAGGCCAGGAGATGCTTAGCATCGACAAACCGAGTATCCCAACCTCGACAAACATTGCTCCGATCCTTGATGCGCTTGCCTGTCCTAAGTCTCATTGACTCGAAGTCTGCTAGAGCCTGTCTGACTTCTGGAGTATCAAGCCTCTTAGGAGGTTGGAATTCTCCGATAGTCTCGGATGGTTTCCTCTTGGCTTTTGGTTTTTCGTCCTCAGTGATCTTTCCCCCAGTGGGGGATAAAGGGGGATTTAAACTATTGGAAGTAGGAAGTTGGAAGCAGGAAGTAGGGGGCATATCCGTCCGCATTGCATCCGCATATCCGTCCGCATATGCGTCCGCATTGCCGACGCATCCGCTTTTTTTGGTCGATTCTGCATCTTTCCTAGCTTTTTCCTTGGCCCAACGAGAATCCGCAGCCGCTCTAGACTTTTCAATAACCGAAAGCTTGTGCTCTCGCTCTCGTTCGAGCCGAGCGTTTTTCAGACCGCCGCATTCATCTGGCATAAACTTGAGCATAACCGTCCGCATATGCGTCCGCATTGCGTCCGCATCGACTCCAGCAATCCTAGCAAGCTCGTTTTCGTCGCTTGGGATGCTTCCATTGTTCCACTGAAAGCATAGCAACCGGACATAGATACCGACCGCTTCCGGCGTAAGGTGATACGTCCCTGCGATGAAATCATCGGGGAAGAAATCAAATGAAGGTGGTTTAGTTCGTGCCATTACGAAGTCCCTTTCTTGCACCCTCCACCTCTATAGAGATGCAAAAGCCCCCTGCGGTACTAGGTTGGTACCCGTTGGCGAAACGCCATGAAAGTACCGCAGGGGATTGTTTTGTAATGTTCGGGTACCAACCGCACGCAACCATTATATCCACCTTTTCAACTGTCGGAAATAACACAAATACTTAAAAAGAGCCGCCCGCCCGTTAGAACGAGCGACCCTGTGGTAGGCAGTGTGGAGATTAGCCACTTACCTACCTGCGGTCGATTAGCTGATTAGGCCGGCTCGTACCGCGCACCAGTTCATTTGGCCGGACTCTTGCAGATCGCAGATAGCAAGCACCTTTGCCGAGGCGAACCGACCTGAGAAGGATCAATCAAACAATGTTGGCTGTAAATCGGGCTCGCGACCGTTAATAGCACGATCAAGATTCCTCACCGCTTGCCGAAAGTATTCGGGCTTCAATTCACAACCATAAAACCGACGTGGATCAATGATTGCCTTTTTGGTCTTAGGTGACTTGCCTCCCAGTGAGACATAGCCCTCTGAACCAATGCCAGTAAACGGACTGAAAACAATCTCGCCTGGGTTAGAGTAAAGCAAAACACAACGCCGGATCACTTCCAATTGAAGCGGGCAAATGTGCTTTGTATCATCCTCGGACTTAGCTTCAGCCGTGTTAAGGGTGTCGGTCTCCTGGATATCGCTCCAGCACCCCTCAGCCCAATCGATCCAGTCATTCCTGCTGACCTGATTCTCCGAATCAATCTTAGCTTGGTTTTCCCCTGGCTTGCGGAATTTAATCAAGTAGTCCTGAAGCGTCCCGCGTTGAGCCGCCCGATCGGATTCGAGCCCAGCGAATTGAAGCTCCCTCGACCTTGTTCGGATCGCTTGAGCTTGCGGATTCTTTCTGACGCTCCAATCGTACTCATAGACCAACCCAGCACGCTCACCTAAGCGAATGTTGAGCCCCCGGAAGTCGCAGAGCCCAACGCCGCCGGATCGCTTCATTCGCGGGATTTGGCAAACGTGAACAATAGCCGCCCGGCCAGGCTTGAGCACCCTTGCGAGGCCAGTGAAGAAAAACCCAAGATGGATCTTGGCTTCCATGCCCATCGCATCGACATTGCCAATGTCTGATACCGAATCGGTATAAGCGTACAAGCTAGGAAATGGTGGGCTGAATACCGCAAAATCAACGCTGGATTCAGGCATGTCCTCAAGCATATGGGGAATGCAATCTCCGTTGTGGATCTTCCATTGTTCGCCGTCGCTAAGCAGTTCGTTTTTCATCTTGTTCAGTCTCCTTAATGTGGTTGAGTAATTCGATAATCATCGTCGCCAATGTCCCGCTAGTGCCTGTCCAGCAATTAGCAGAGCCAAACCGTCGAGCATGTTGCTCGATCTCAATCATTCTTTCCAATGAAACCTTCATGGCCTATCTCCTTAAATAGTCTCATTTGCTCATTCGTGTCGTGCTCGACTCGATCCGCTTTCCGCAAAACATTTTCGACAAACGGAACCTCTAATTCCGTCACCGGAATATGCACGTTGAGCGGTCTTGTTGAGCCGATCCGGTTGGATCGCTTTACGCCTTGATAGTATTCCTCGTAGCTGTCTTTTAGCCCCGACCAAACTTGCCTAGTGCAAACCTGAAGATTAAGACCGAAGCCAAGGATCTTTGGTTTGGTAATCAGTGTTTTGACTTCGCCAGACTTAAACCGATCGATCATCGTTTGCCGGTCGCTCTCCTTAGTGTCGCCACTGATCGAAACCGCATCGGGGAAAGTAGCTTCCATTTGGTCATGCTCATCGTTGTAGTTGCACCAAATGATTGTGGACTCATCCGGCCATGAATCAACCAGCGACCTGATGAAATCATTCTTGTTTGAAGCGATCCCATTTTTGCCTTTGGCAATTTGCGATAGCTTTCCACGCTGACCGATTCCACCTACCGATGTCGTCACTAGGTTACCTGTCAACGCTTGCGCAGCGTTGCGTTGCTCATCGGTCAAGTCGATATGATGGATATGCACATTGATAGGTGGAGTAACTCCAACATTATCACGCCATCCGTAAACCGCTGGATTCGTCAAGAATATCGACCAATCCGAAAGCGATTTATAAAACGGCCTTAATGCGTGAGGCTTTAGTTCCCATCGGTTTTGCGTCTCTCCTCGATTGATAAAGTAGCACGCAAGGAACTCATTGACCGTTTTGGCTCGATCCAAAAACACAGCATGATTTGCATACTCGATCCGATCATTAGGAGCCGGTGTACCCGTGGCGCATAGCTTCCATTCGAGACCTCGACCAAGTTCGATAAGCCGCGTACCCCATGCGCCGTAATGGCTCTTGAGCATCGAGCTCTCATCGAGGATAAGCCCTTTGAGCTTTCCACGCTTGAGCCCTTCGCGGATCGCTTCGTAGTTGGTAACTCCGATCGATGGCCCGTCGCTACTCGAAAGCCATGCTTGTAAGTCAGATGCGACGATTCGACCAATCGAAAGGTCACCATAAAACCGCGATGCCTCATCAACAGTCTGCTTGCATACCATCAAAGGTGAAACAATCAGAACCTTGCCGCCGCTTTGCTTCGATGCGTGTCGAGCAAACTCAAGGATCATCAAGGTCTTACCGAGCCCGCAATCCGCAAAGATCGCGTACTTCTTTTTGCGGATCGCGATTCCAACAATATCCCGCTGGTAATCAAAGCACTTGGAGCAAGGATCATAAGTGGCCTTGCGTCGCTTCGCTTTCATACCAAAGGATGAAGCGTATTCGTCAGGAACGACAGCCGCCGATCCTTTCCAGTGGTAAACAGGCGACTGCCTAAGCTGCAAAAATTGCATGTAGCTCGCAATCGTTTTTCGATCAAAAGTAATCTCCATTTCAACCTCTAAAAAATAGAACTAAAAACCTACCAATACCTTTCCTTGACCAGCCCATCATTGACGAGCCGAGCGTTTAGCGA